GCCAATTTTCCCTTGTGTAGGCGTCCACTTATTTTCGGCAAGCTGTCTGCTGTCTAAGTCGTTCCACCTCGGCTTTCAATACCTCAATGGCGGAATCCTGTTTAACGTCATCCGGCAACGCGCCCATTTCGCCGCGTGGCCACTTGATTCTGAACTCGGTGTTTTGCTCCACGTTCATGTTGAGCTTCATCAGCTCGTGCTCGACGTGGAACAGCTTTGAGTTGACGCCGCTAGCCCACCAGACAGCGATACCGGCTTGGACGGCTATGGCAATAATCCCACCGATCAGTTCAATGTTGATCTTGTCCATGGTCCAGGACGGGCCATTGCCAGGCTATCGACCCTGCCCCCGGTAGGCTTTTTGGCCCATTTTGGGGTTGCTGCCTTTGCCAGAACCTTGGCGCGTTTTCTTCCTGATGGGGGCCTTGTGCTCCGTTGCAGTCGGAGATTTTGCTTTGGCCATGGATCGTGCTACGGTATGCGGGTTCTTTTCACACAAGTTCGCAGCTGGGTGACTTGAACGGCCTAGGCGACTAGGCAGCTCCGCAACTTTGCCGCTTGGGGAGTTTTAGTTTTGGTGAATCTCTTGGGGGGTTCAGCAAAGCCAGAGCTAACGGCTTAGGGGGTCTTCGGACCCCCTTTGTTGTGTCTATACGGGTGTCCGCTATCGCTCAACTGCCGGGAACTGGTGGCCAGGTCACGTCCCAAGGGAAGCCGGCTTGCTCGGGCACCATCCGCAGGGTTTCGCGGTACAAAGCCCAAGCAACTTTGGCGTCAGCATCTAAAGGGCTGTCAGGAAGCTGGGTCCAGTCGCACTCGGCTAGACGGCTATCCCGGTCAAGGCGGACACTTTTGGCTTCCGATTCGGTGCGAGCGGCGATCTCCTCAGCCGATGCGTCAACTTCAGTCCATTGCTCAACCCAACTGCCATCTACTTCAACTGCAGTACGCTCCAGATCCTTGGTGTGGTCGTAAGCGGGCTGGTTTGTAGGTGTGACTGGAAAGACGTTGTAGTCAGCGGCTGTTTCATCACTGATGGTCTTCGGCCAACTGACGTTTCTGTTGTCACGTTTCAGGTCGGTAAGGGTATAGGGATACCGCTCGACCGCGCCTTGTTCGTTGAGCTTGACGTAAAACATCAGGATGCCTCCAGTTCGGCAACTTGCTCGGCAATTACATCACGAATGATAATCGCCTTGAGTTGCTCAGTCTGGTTTTCTTGCAAAAGCTGTTCCAGCCTTGCCTTGAACTCGACCATTGCAGGATTGTCTGCATAGTCTTTTTCGATCTTACGAATTGCAAGTTTGAAGTTATCAATGTTGACTTGATAGCCAAAAATTTCTTCGTCTCTGATAGCGATTTGCGGCTGAAGCGTTTCGAGCTTGTTCATGGGAGAGTGTGTGTGTGGGGGGTTAATTGGTGAATCTTACACCGCCAAACTGCTCATAGCTGCCTGAGTATTCATTGGATGGGATTGGGTGAGCGGTGCCAAAACCTGAAGACGAAAATTCGTATACAACGCCTTTGACAAAATTGTCGGGAACATAATAGTTGTAGTTTTGCAAGCCAACTCCAGCCACAGCGTCATTGTTTGGCGTGAAAGCAATATCGGCAACAGTATTACCCCAGCCAGGGTTAGGCTCATACTTGCTCCCAAAACCGCCGGACCAATCATATACTACAGGGTTATCATTGGTTGCGACTCCAACATAAGAGCCGTCAGGGCTAAATTTAACTGAGTTGACAATATCGCCTGGGCTGCTAGAGGGATTTGTGAGATAGGATCCAAATCCGCTTGAATTAGACCAGTTTAATGCTTGCAGATAGGGTGAACCACTTAAGCCGACAGCGATATAATTGCCATCTGGCGAGAATGCGGAACAATTACAGTATCTAGTGTGACCTGGGTTGCCGGGATAAGAGTACCTTGTGCCAACTCCCGATGATGATGACCATGTATAGACATCGTGGGTCGACAACTGATTTTGATAGGTGGCGAAGGAGATAGCATTCCCCGTCGGGTGCCAGGCAATATCTTGGCCTCTATAGCCGCCCGGCCATATGCTAAAAGGCATGTCTGCATACTTTGCGCCAAATCCTGAAGAAGACCACTGATAAACGTTGAGATATGGAACCTGACCTATAGTGCCGATTGCAACCGCGTTGTCACTTGGATGAACCGCAACACATTGACTAGCTTGCCCATTTGACGGAGGGAGCGTGGATGGATTTGCATACTTAGTGCCTACACCTACACCAACGGTGTAGCTATAGGCTGAAATAAACGGGGAATCTGCGTGTCCAAGAAAAACAGCAGAATTATCTGAAGTCACTGCTATGTCGTAACCTCGGTCCGGTGGCAGAGTTGATGGACTTGTATATCTTGTCCCAAGACCTGTTGATGAATCCCATGGGAAAGCGCATACATACGGCGGTGATGTGCCTGAGGCAAGAATGTCATGGATACCTGGACCGCCTGCTCCAGCAGCTCCAAATGCAATTCGAGTTGTGATCGGATCCATCAGTTATCAGGTGGTGTAATCGACGAGGGATGCACCACGGAATGTAGTGCCGCCGTCATCTGTCACAAACAAAAACAGGTGGGTCTTGCCATCCGTTAATGTTGGAGCCGTATCTGCCGGCCACTTCACTGATGCCGGCCAAGTGATCGCAACGCTCGCTCCAGTGCAGTTTACCTCAAGGGTGAAAGAATAAGCGCGGCTGCTAGGCACATTACTAAAAGTGAATGTGCTTGACGTTGAGATGCTCTTGGTGAAGTAGTTGCCGGTGCTGCAGTCAATATTTAGCGCCCCAACCGCAACAACTGTCTGTGCATAAGTACCGGCTAAATCGAAATCTGTGTTAGCTGCGGCACTGGACTGTCCAACAGCCAGAGTTGAGGTCGTCGCAAAACTACCGGATGTACTTATGTTGCCGCTTGTGATTGCAGTGCCACTGACCTTTCCAGCAGTGCTAATAGTTGCCAGTTTTGTATCGGCAATTGCTGCCCCAGCTGCAATCTTTGCGTCTGTAACGCTTCCGTTTGCCAACGTAAGCGTCACTGACGTTGAACCGCTACCCGTGGCATCACCGCTGAAAGTGATTGTTTGGTTGCCCGTTAGGTAGGTAGAAGTATCTAAAGACCAAGTGTTTGCTGCTGTCTTTCGTAGAATTCCGTTAGTTCCGCTGAGTGCAGCAATAGCATCTAGATCTGCGTCATAAGCCTGGACTGTGGTCCCAACAGAGCCACTTGTTAGATAAGTAGTAGTGTCTAAAGACCAGGTGTCTGCTGCTGTCTTTCGTAAAATTCCGCTAGTTCCGCTAAGTGCAGCAATGGCACTCAGGTCTGCATCGTAAGCCTGAACCGTACTTCCAACAGAACTAGTTGTTAAATAAGTAGTAGTGTCTAATGACCAAGTATTAGCTCCTGTCTTGCGTAAGATTCCGTCAGTTCCGCTGAGTGCGGCAATAGCGTTTAGGTCTGCATCGTAAGCCTGAACTGTAATTCCAACAGAACTAGTTGTTAGATAGCCGCTGATTGTTTGTCCGGCAGCAAATGCGATTGTGCCGGTCATCGTTCCACCGCTCTTCGGTAGAGCGGCGTTTGCTAAGTCATACGCAGACTTAACAGAATTTGGAGTGGCTGCGGTTGTGGTGCTTGTGCTGCTTGTGTTGTCGGTAAGTTGAAGCGTGCCACGAGAAGCTGTGGTACCCGCTTGAATTTTTGTACCGGCAATGTTTGCACCACTTGCAACTTCTGCGTCGCTGACACTTCCACTGGAGAGAGACAGCGCTACAGACGTTGTGCCACTGCCAGTCGCATCACCGGTAAATGTGATTGTTTGATTACCGGTTAAGTAGCTTGTTGTGTCCAGCGCCCAGGTATTAGTTGCAGTCTTTCGCAGTAGACCGTTTGTCCCAGCAAGCGCTGCGATTGAAGTCAGATCCGCATCGTATGCCTGAACGGTGCTTCCAACAGAACCAGTAGTTAGATATCCGCTAATAGTCTGGCCGGCAGCGAATGTAATCGTTCCGGTCATCGTGCCACCGGACTTTGGCAGCGCCGCAGCGGCTAAGTCATACGCCGATTTGACAGCGTTGGGAGTTGCTGCAGTCGTTGTGCTAATGCTCGATGTGCTGTCCGTCAGCAGAGTAATACCTTGGACAGTCGTGCTAGCCGGCGGAATGGACTGGTTCACCCAGATGGCGCCGTCGTAGGTCAGAACTTGACCAGTGCCAGGCGTTGTAATCGTGACGTCTGTCAGCCCGTCAAGGCTCGAAGCGCCGCCACTACCACCATTCAGGGTGTCGATACGCTCCCAGCCTTGGGCAACACCTAAACAAAGAACCCAGTCCCCTGGGTCGTAATTCACGCCAGGCGTGACCCCTGTGCCATTGCCTGCAGTTTCAGAGACAAAATAAACACCCGTCAGCTGCTCAGTCGCTACTGGGATCACGTCCCCAACGCTGAAGCCAGCGTCTGCGCCGAACTGGGTCAGGACTGTGATCAGGCCGTTCGTTGCATCAAACAGACCGCAGAAGCGCAGGTTCTGCTCAGACAGTGCGCCGACACCGATCGGGACCCAGACGTTGCCGTCCCACATCCTGATCTGCTGGGCCAGCGGGTTCAGCCACAGTTGGCCGTGGAAGTGGTCCGTTCCAGTCGGCTGGGTGTCTTGGATGTAAGCCGTCGAGTAATCAGCGAGCTTTGGCGCATTGATGCTTCTGTCAGCAGTACGAGAAGGGTCAAAGGTCCCCGTGCCGATCTTCGATGCATCCAGCGTCGGGATGTCAGTAGAAGCCAGCGCCAAGCCCTGGGTGATATGACCCTGAGCGTCAAAGGTGACCTTTGTGGCAGTGCCTGCAGCCACGCTGTTTGAGTGCGACAGCGTGCCGCTAATGCTCGTGAATTGCGAGCCGAGAGCAACCGCACCAACGGAAACGCCAGTCGCTAACGGGAGGTCACCTGATTGAATCTCGCGGCCATCGGTGACAAGACCGTTGGCGTCGTATGTGACAACCCCAAACGCTGTCGACGGCGTTACGGCGTTATCAATCTCTAGGCGAGTGCCATCGACCTTCAGACCAAAACCGTTGACCGTGATCGCACCCTGCGTGGTGCTTGTCGCGGTCGGCAGGTCACTGCCAACGATGATCCTGTAGTTGACCGTTCCAGCGCCACCTGTTGGGCCTGCAAGGAACTGGGCCGCAGACGTGGTGTTCTCAAGGTCAGCACTCAGCTCAATGCTGTCGCCAGTTACGACGCCCGCAATGTCAATCGGGCCAGTCGTGTTGTTGTAGGTGAGGGTATTGACTGATCCTGCAGCCTTGAACGCATCCCAGGCGCTGCCGCTCCAGACGTAGGCCCTGTTATCAGTATTGTTGACCGCTAACTGCCCGATATAAGCACCGCTCGCAGGTAATCCCGACTGGACGACGGCGCTGCTGTTGCTCGCCAGCTTGGCTGCAGTGACCGACCCATCGGCTAGCTCAGTGGTGCCAATCGAGCCTGGTGGAGTAGTTAGTGAAACCTTCGCTGCTGGGATGCTGCCGTCATCAATCAGCGCAACGCCCGCCTGGACGAGATCCTTGGCGGTTATCTTCTTGGTTTCGCTTGCGCTTAGATCCGCAAGCGGCAGGGGGTCTGTCGCCGCTAGCAACGAGCCAGCCAATGCTGGCAGCTCTGAGATCTTGAGATCTGCCACTTAAAAACCCAACCCAGCTGCCCCAGTCTAGGTTCAGTCGCTCTCTAGCTCTAAATGGTAGTCGCCGGTCTCTAGGAGAACTGCGCTGCTGTCCTCCTGCAGAAGGTATCTGGGGACTGCGCCGGTCCGTAGACGAATGGGGCCACTTGTCACAAAGTCAACGGTCGAGCGCACAGGTTCTGATGCTGAGAACGCCATTGCGACATTGGTGATAACGCATTTCGCCTCCCACCAGATCGCATCGTCTATCCCGTAAGAGTTGCCGCCATCAATCGCAGCACGACCAGGAGCTTTCAAGAAAAAGCGTCCATCAAAACTCGCGCCTTGCTGAGTGCGCATCACCAGCTGCGCTAAGTAGTGCGAACGCTCTGCACCAGTATCACCTTCGGTGTTATTGCAAGTCGACGCCTCGTAATCCCACAAGCAGTTCAGCTGGCCTTGCCCGCTGATTAGACCGCTGGAGAAGTTAGTGCGGAACTCTTCCCCCAGACTGGTGAGATCCACCGTCTCTCGTGCCGTTGTCATCGAGTAGTCACTGACTTGTGCGATGCAGCGATACAAGCTGTTTCGCGTCACCGCGTAAATCGGGATGCTGCGCGACGGGACAACCAGAGGCAACGCATCCGCCTCCTCCCCGTTTAGTGCACTGGCGAAATCGTTATACAAACGCACCCCACCCGCTTGATCGACGTTGCAATACCACCGACCATCGGGATAGACGTGGCCATCGACCAGTTCGAGCGTGCTCCCATCCTCTGTGTAGATCTCAAGCTGATCGCCCGTGATAATCGAGTCGACCTCGAAGTCAAAGCTGAACCGCTTGCGTGCGACATTCACGTCATCTGGGTCAAGCGTCGACACCAACTTCGTATTGAGGCCCTCACGCTTTAGTTCGACGTAGCCGCTATCCCCCAGGTAGATCGCCATCAGATGTTCACCTCAGTGGGTGCGCCGTTGAACTCAAACGCGATATCAGCAGACAACACCTCACCGACCGACATCGCCAGGGCGGCAGAGGTGATGATCGCCTCTCCTTCGATGTACTTGCCGCCAATCGTCTGGTCTTGAATTTTGAGTCGCAGGGTCACGCGCTCAGACTCAGGAGCAATCCCTTCATCAGCGCCGACTGTCCGAGCTTTGATCAGCTTCCTCAGCAGAGTGCTGGCATCATTCCCTGAGTCGTCGGCGTAGTACCAAAGGGCGCAGCTGCCGCTATGGCTGCGGATACCCTCTGTCACCGTGCGGTCTGTATCCGCCAAGCTGGTGGTATCTAGCGTCGCCTGTGTCGCGCTATAACTCCAGCTCCGCACACGCGCAGCCTCTTGGCCATCAATTAGCAGGCGTCCGTCGGTTCCTGAATAGAACGCCATCAGAAGACACCCACAAGCGATACAGACACGTTAGAGACGCCAGGCCTGACGTTCTCGATCGTGGGTGGTGCGTCATAACGCCACCTGTTCCCTGAACCCTGCCCTGTAATTACAGAGGACGCCCCATCCCATCCTGCAGAAACTGCTGTGTTGCCTGTCAGGTCAAAGGTTTCGAAGGTGCCCTTCACCGACTCAAAGTGCTGGAAGAACAGCTCAGCCTCGGAGTCACTGATGTTCTGATACGCCAGGCCAAGCTTCATCTGCGTGCGGCGGTTGCCATACAACAGCCGAACCTCTGCACCGTCCTGCGCGTTGTACGTCTTTACTGGCCAGCCGCCTGGGTCGATCTGTCTGGAGCTGGGTCTGATTTCGGGGTAGTTCATCACTCAATAATCTCGAATAGGGATTCGTCGAAGACGTCAGCCACAATCACACTCCTATTGTCGGCGGTTGTTGGGTGGTGACTGCCCTTCACCTCAACCAAGCCGTCCTCATCCAAACTCACCTCTTCAACTTGGTAGTAGTTGCCGCTGGTCGTTGTGTTTTCAACCGAGAACAGAACACCCCACATCGACTGGTCGGCAACACGGCCATTGCTGATCACCAACGTTCCAGTCTCCACCTGATCGCTGCCCGTGCGGTACAGGTTGACGCTATAGGTCCCATCAGCGATCGAGGAGAACGCCTGGACCGTTCCGTCTGACAGCACTACCCCGTTGTTATACATGCTGTAAGGGCTTGAGGCCGTCTCCACGCGGATTAACGCGCCAGGGGCGATGTTGGCTTGGTCTGGTGTCGTCTTGAAGGTGACGACATGGGTCACTCGACGACGCAGGGACATCACATAACGCGCCGCCAGGTAGGCGTGATGTTTGGTAGTGCAGAAAGAACTCATGTCGAACGCTTCTTCCACGCTGGGCTGCGCGTCGCTCTCGTCTGCCCACTTCACAAGGAACGATTCGTTTAGCGGTGAAACGTTGCGCTCGGAACTATTGCGCCAGGTCATCGCTGCACGCATCTGCAGACGCTCCTGACGCTCTATGACTCCAATGTTGAAGCTGCCCTCGATGATGTTACCTGAGCTGAACATCGCCACGGGCACCAGTGCGCCGTGGATCACGTTGCCTAAGTCATCAGTAGGCAGTGCAGGTTCAACCGTAAACCGCCCATTCTTAACGACAAAGTTGCTCAGGCAAAGCGGGCCGATTTGACCCATCCACTGCCGCAGATTGATACTCTCTGCGACGACGCCATTGAAGAAGATTCGATTCCGGATGCAGAACTGAGCTGTCCGATGAAAACCTTCCTCGTCGATCATCCGAGGGTCAATAATGTTACCCAGCCCTGCACGCTTATCCGTCAGGAGGAAGTAGAGCAGGTCGCTGAACTTGTTACCAGGGCCGACAGTGTCGTTTCCACCAAAGCGTCGAACGCTGACCCCGTTCTGCACCCAAGCTGAGATCTCGTTAATTGTCCTGAAGTTCGTGCCAGAACGCAAGACAACACCCATTGTCGTCAATGCCTCAAACTCTGGTGGCGCAGGATCCTCGGCCAGGCTCTCGTTCACATAGCTGATGATATGTTCAGGACCGCTATCGTTACTCTTCGAGATCTCCTCATAGAACGAGGTATCTGCAATCTTGTTACTCTTCTCGAAATTACGGGAAGCCTCTGCAGGTGTCCCAGGAACGAAAACAAGGTCGACATTGGTTATCCGATACCGTGCGCCGTACTGATGACCAAATGCTTGACCCGACGGGATGTCGTCAAACGTGTCGCCGACGGACCAGCCCACGCTTCCATATATCAATGGAGTTCGCAAAGACTGGTAGTCCCACACCCACCCGTTCCAGTTCGTTGGGTTTTCGGGGTGGTACTTGGTCGAAGCCACGATCTCAACTGTGACTGACCTGCTCCCCTCGGTATAGGTGAAGGTCGTGGCCCTTGTTTGATTTTGGTAGAGGCTTGGGTTCCCCAGCCTGTAGTACAAGTACCACTGAAGACGGCCTGTAGAAACACTGGCGGGCAGGTAGTCGTAGATCTCAACGGCAGACGCAGCGTCTTCGTATCTGTCCTGACCTTGAGGGCTGCCCTGTGTCGTTAGCTCCTCACTATCAAGCAGCTCGCCGACCGCTCGCTTTTTGCCTGTGACCGTAATCCGAAACTCCCCATAGGTTGTTGTGTAGAGGTCGCTCAGGTAGTTTTCAGTCGAGTGCGTCAACTCCCAGATCGTATCTTCAGGCGAAAACAGATGCTGCAGCATCGCTCCTTGAATAGGGACGAATTTGTACTCCATCTGCCGCGGCTCTGAAGTCTTGATCCTGATGTAGTTAAAAACGCTAGTCGGTGAATTGTTGAGGATGCAGAACTGTTCGTTGATATTTGCCCACGCGCAGGGATTACCAAGTTCATCCCCACCAGCAGGGCGCACCAAAATCGTCCAGGCTGAAACCCTGTCGATGTAACGCTGCTGGACGCCACTTTGTACGCCAATCTTATCGTCGTCGTACTTCCTCAGCTCACTAGGTGACGGCAGGCTGGGGAAGTTGCAAAGGTTATTGAGCTGCTGATAAACCTGGCTGCGAATACCGAACTCTGTGCACTCGACCTTCCTTGTATTCCGGTAAGACGCAAGCCCCACACGCATCAGTGGGAAGTTCAATGGGCCCAGGTCGTACGGAGGGTCATCCACACCCTCAGAAATGATGGGGTTAAGCAGTGCGTTCAGA